AGGTAGGACAAAACGCCACGGGAATGATCCCAAAGTTTCCTTCTATGCCGCCTTCTTCGTTTAATGAAAACTCTACCAAGCAAGTTGAACATTGGCTCATTTCAGTAACTCCATTGTTTTCCGCACAGAGGCAATAGCATCACCCATCGTCTCTTTTTCTTTTCCCCGCATCTCTGCTTGTAGCGCCATCAGACTCAAGATTAGATTCTTCAGCTTACTTATCAACAAGTCATTCTTCAATTTTATATATACCCCCGTAGGAACAAATAGGAAACGTTCTGGGGGTAGTTTGCCATAGCGTTTAAACAAAGGCAACTGGAAATTTGATATGGGGGTGGGGGTGTTTCACGTGAAACAATAAGGGGGGTACTAACAGCACTCATTGGGTTTAGATGTCCCACGAGATTTCATCTGGCTGCTTTCCCCTTGCACAGTATACTATGGTAACGTTCGTATTGCTAAATTGTTGTTGTGTTATGAGCGTTTTATAGCGTATAGCGTGGGACGTGGGCGTGGGCGATATGGCTTGGTGCCCCTACGGTACCCTCGAGAAAACGGCATTTCAAAAGCTACTGAATCGTTTTCACTTTCTTGTTAGCGTTCTCAAGCAGATGCAAATGCGACTCGAGTTCTTTCTTGAGTGAGTCAGTGTCGACTTGCTCAACGGTTGTCTCCACACGATCAGTGAACATGCCGACTGCTTTGCCGATCAGCTCCAGTGCTCTCAGTTGCCCGCTCTCGCTTACCTCAGCCTCGTTGACCTTGTCGAATAGTTTCTGCATCACGTAACGTCTCGCACTGGCATCAGACTCAACCACGTTTTGCTTGGTAGCCTCCAAGACAGACTCCAATTGCATAGTGATTCGAGGGTCTCGCATAAGCTTGTTCGCATTGCCTATGATCGTTGCTCTAGTGCTCCCTGAGACATCGTACGCAGTACTGTAAGCAGTGATATGGTCATTGCCTGATACCAGTAGGTTTACAAAGTGAATCATCCGTGCCGTTAGTCTTTTATTGGTTGACGTGTCTGTCTCTTCTACCTTTACTCCGTAGACTTTCCCTCCCTTAGTCTTCTTTACCTCCATAGCATCAATAGCAGTCCGCATCACTTCGTGATCTATCCCGCTTGGCATGATGCTTGCATCACTGGCAATCGTTGAACTAGCACTGCATTGCATGTCTTCAATAAACTCTTTTTGGCTCTTCATCTCGTTAATCCTATTCGTGGGTACTCGTTTACATTCAGGCGATTGTCTTCGTTTAAACGATGCATGTAAATGAGGTTCGCATTACGTTCGTGGAATGCCTGCAACATCACCCCCATCACTGACTCATGACTCCCTTGTAGATCCGCATCATTTTGCCGATGCACTTCGTGCTGATTCCCGATTTTTGAAATCAGGCTGACAGGTAGCTCATCCCATGAGCTTCTCGCACTGTATAAATGTACATGCCGTTTAAACCGCTTTAAAGGGGTCACCAAGGCATTTGATGCTTGCACGGTACTTAGCCCTATGCTAGTACGAGATCTCTAGTAATCCACCAACCATGCGGGTTAGCGGGTGGTCTCGGATCATTCCGTGAGCTACCCCAAAAAATAATACCCGACTAAACCGTAGGGGATAAAAATTAATTGTTTACTTTCGTTTAAACGTTCGTGCTAACATGGAGGCTCTTTCGGTGCAAACATTGATTGAAAGAAAACGGTGAGTAACCACCGACACGTCAGAGACCAGTGCGTGGATAAAGTAAAGGGTTCAACGTCAGATGCCAGTGCGTTGTAAAAGTAAAGGGCAAGTCAATAAGAGGACTTAAAACTCACCTCAAAGGCTAGTAGGCTCTGCCCCCTGATGGGATCAGGCAACCGAACGAGATGCGAGAGGGCTAACGTAGCGGGATCGTTATTCGTAATCCTGCCGTATGAGACACCGATAGCGAAAACGGTAGGTCTCTGAACGTGCGAACCAAGAGCGTTCTAAAACAAGTGTGGCTAAACGTGCGATAGCAGAGCGTTGAAAAATAAGTGGCTCGTGAGATTTAATCTCATTGCACACGACTAGCAACCCACCTATCCCCTAGGGTGCTGACGGTGTGCAAGAGGATGCAATTTCGCATCATTACTTGGAGGCTCAACCATGACTATCAATTCATACAACGCAGTAGGTATTGCGGAGGGATTCATTGAGGCTGACTCGCAAGAGCAAGTCATCGAGGCTTGGCAATTCCTGATTGACTCAGGTCTTGCGTGGCAGTTGCAAGGATTCTTTGGTCGTACTGCATCACAGTTAATCGAGGAGGGCATTTGCTCTGCTCCCGCTCAATCAAACTAAGGAGGCTTTATGCGTAGGTTCTTAGAGTTCGTATTAATCGGTTTATCCCTTGCCGTTTTTACCGTCTTCCTAGTCGTGTTCGTGCTCGACTGGACTGGCGGTTGCGGTGAGGTTTTTGAGTATGCGAACGGCACATTGCATCAAGGTGAGTGTGTCGGACGTGATGTTTTTTTTACAATTTTTAAAAGGGTTTTTCTATGAAAACTAGAGAAGAGTGGCTCTCCAAAGCCGTGTCTGAGTTGCGCCCAGTGTTCGATTCAGTCAAGCACCCACTGCCCGATGAGATCAGGGTGTCGTGTGGTTTCCCCAGTAGCAATGCTCGTTCCCGCAAGAACCGTGCGCTCGGCGAGTGGTGGTCTCCCAAGCAGTCACCCAGTGGTAAGCACCACATCTTCATCGCTCCGCAAGTCAGTGAATCGTTCGAGGTATTCGGGGTGCTAGTGCATGAGTTGGCGCACAGTGCGACTGAGGGTGACGGTCACATGGGGCGGTTTCCAAGCCTCGTCAAATCGCTTGGGCTTGAGGGTAAGCCTAGTAGCACGGTGGCTGGCGCAATGTTTCGGGATATGTTCGGTGACCTTGTGGCATCCCTTGGGGACTATCCGCATGATGGCTTGACTGTTCCCGCCAAACCTAAAACGCAGTCGACTCGCATGCTCAAGGCATCGTGCAGTTGCGGTTACACCATCAGGCTTACCAAGACATGGGCTGACAAGGGTTTGCCCATCTGCTTGTGCGGTAACAGTTTTACCCTTTCCAAATAACTTTTTTCAAGAGGCTCAATCGTGAATATCGATAACATCAAATCCGTTTTATCTTTCGTATCAGTAGGTCGTTTAAACGCAGTGATTGCCAAGTACGGTGACCGTGTCACCTGTGCCAACAAGCGTGATGCAGTGGACAAGGTTGCTGGGTTGGTCATGGATCGCAAGGTCGAGATGTCTGAGGTCAAGACCATCGCCCCTGTGACTGAAGTTCCATCTGCTCCAGTTGCAAGCAGTGGCATGGCTATTGCCCATCTCAAGCAAGACCTCGAGGCAATGAATGCTGACTTATTGGCGGTCGCTAACACTGCCAAGTCGGCGATGACTGAGGCTCGGGACATCGACAATCGCATCATCGCTTTGCATGATGAGTTCCAAAGCAAGCTTGGCTCGATTGCGGTTGACGAGTCTGCCGTTCGCAAGGAGGTTGCCAAGGTGTTCGCATCATTCAAAAAGGTAACTCCTGTAGCTGAGTTGGAGACCATCGCATCGTCAATGCCTGTCGTGTCTCGCAAGAAAGTCTGCGAGGTATTCGATGGTGATCTGTCGTACGAGATCGATGGTGAGCGCATCGACTTCAGCAATCTTGAGGTTGATGTGTGGGATGACGTGCATGCACCTAAGCGTGTTAATGACTACGTATTCCAGCCACGTCACTTGCACTTCGCCTTGATCGCACTGGCTAACGAGTTGCCACACAATATGTGGCTCGGTGGTGAGCGTGGTACAGGCAAGACCGAGTTCGTTACGCAGTTGGCATCACGTCTTGGTCGCAGACTGTTCCGCATCAACTTCGATGAGGCTATCGAGCGGGCTGAGTTCATCGGTGGCAATACGATCGAGAGCGGTAGCGTGGTGTGGAAAGAGGGCATCGTGACTCAGGCAATCCAGTACACAGGCGCATTAGTTCTGTTCGATGAGATCGGCTTTGCACGTGCTCAGAACCTCGCAGTACTGCACTCAGTATGCGAACGTAGCCCACACCGCTCGATCACCATTGCCGAGACAGGCAAGCGCATTGCAGTGTCACCACACGTTGCGTTTTTTGTGGCTGACAATTCGCTTGGCTACGGTGATTCGTCAGGCAACTTTGCGGGTGTGCGTGACATGAACACTGCGTTCATTGATCGCTTTAGCTACACCTTGAAGTTCAACTACCTTGATGCGAAAGACGAGACCGCATTGATCGTCAAGCGCACTGGCATTGCCAAGGAAGTTGCGACTATGCTTGTGCAGTTTGCGAACTCTGCTCGTGAGAAAGCGCAAGCGGGTGTGCTGACTCAGCCTCCATCGATTCGTCAACTGTTCGCATGGGCAGAGGCGGTCAAGGGTGGCTTACCAGTTGGTCTCGCATTCGAGAGCGCAATCATCAACAAGTTTCCCGCAGACTGCGAGAGCGAGTTGCGTGGGGTGTACGTTGCGATGATCGATGCCAAGAAGTTGAAATCTTACTTAACCAAATAACGGAGGCTCTATGCTAGGCATGGACGTTAAGCGTGGTATCACCGCTACTTGTGAGCGGGTGTTTATTGCAAGCGGTAATCGCTTTGAGAACCTCAAGGTTCTGTGGGGTGGCAAGACTGCTTGCATCAACTATTCCAAGGATCGTGAGGGTGCAGTGACTGCAACAATCGTGTTACCAAACATCGATGAGTCTGTGCACGTACCGCAAACCCAGTTCAACAACAGTATCGGGTTCGTGTTGCACGAGTTGGGTCATGCATGGTTCACCACCAACTACCCTTGGGATAACGCAGTCAAGGATCACAAGGACGGTAAGTACATCGGCTCGATGATCAACGGTCTTGAAGATCCTCGCATCGAGCAGTGTGTGATCGACTCAGGCTACGCACCGAATTCAGCACCGTTGTTTCATGCGCTGATCAATTCGATGATAGCTAAGAACGGTTACCCCGATGAGTTGACCAAGCAATCGTTGCCGTTCATCCTCGCAATAGAGGGTAGACGTTTAAACGGTTATAAGATCAACGTGCCTGACTTGGTTTCGACATCGATCTACGCACACGAGATCAACCGTGCGTTGCAGTTGGCTAAGAACGCTAAGTCAACTCGTGAGGTCGTGACGATTGCTGAGAACCTCTACGATGAGTTGTTCCCAGTTGCCGATGCTGGTGAGTCTGAGGCTGGTGATCTACCGCCTACCGATGCGCATCAGCCTAGCGATGAGGAGGGTGAGCCTACCAAGGGCGATGGCAAGCCTGATGGCAGTGGCGATGGTGAGTCCGATGATAGCGAACCATCCGATCCTAAAGAGCCACTCAAGGATGACGGCACTGCGCCATTGGATGTCGAGCCTAATGAGTTCATCAAGCGATCGTTGCGTGAGTTTGATTGTCGTGCTGACCGTAGAGGTCACGGTAGACCAGCACTCAAAAAAGTTGAAGTAATTAACATTGAAGATTGGAGTTAATCGTGAGTAGATTAAAAGATTTGAAGTTGGATAAGGCAGAGGGCATCGCTCGATTCGAGCAAGAGTTCAGAACCAATCAGGTTGGCATGGGTGCTACCAAGGCTAACCTGATCCGCTTGCTCAAGTCGGTTGACTTGGTTGGCTGGTCTAGCCATGAAGAGTCGGGTCGCTTGGATCGTAAAGCATTCTCTCGCTTTGCTTGCGGTAGTTCCAACATCTTCAGCAAGCGTACGCACGTTGAGGCTGAGTCATCTGCGGTATCAATACTGGTTGACTGCTCAGGATCTATGGGCTTAGGCAATCGTATGAAAGTGACTGAGTCGGTGGTCATTCAGTTGGTCAAGATCCTTGACAAGGCTGACGTGTCTTATCGTGTGTTCGGGTTCGATAGTCCTGACGGCACTTGTGCTAGGAAAGTTGCGAGTGACGATGGCAAGGCGGTTGAGATGCAACTTGAGCATGTTACGTTCTACCCGTTTAAACAGTGGAACGAATCACTGCAACGTGCATTGCCTAAGCTTGGTCAGATCCACAAGTTCCATTTGCGTGAGAACCCTGACTACTCTGCGGTGATGCTCTCGCTCGAGGATCTCAAGACACGTCCTGAGAAACGTAAGGTGATGTTCTTCCTGACCGACTCGCTCTCGCCTGACGTTACGCATATGCGCCACCTTGATACCGTTGCAGAAAAGCTTGGCATCAAGTTGATTGCAATTGGCATCCAGTCTCACAAAGTTCTCGAGTGCCACAAGCATTCGGTTGAGGTACAGAACCTTGCTGAGATGGGTAGCGCATCGTTCAACAAGTTGCTCAAGGAGTTGCAATAAAGGGAGGGGCGGTTGCCCCTCTTTCCAAACCATGAATAGGAGAAGAGATGCACAAAAAAATTAAGCCTGCTAACCCTGTGATCAAGGCGCTGATTCAAGCGCCCAAGCATGGGGGTCGGCACAAGGGCAGTCGATGGAAGTTGTTTCAACAAATACTTGAACGTGAAATTAAGGAGCGTAAGAATGACCTATGAACAATTGAAGGACTTGGTTGGTGATGACAATGCAGTCAGGGTGTACGACTACTTCGTTGACTTCACCGTTGACAATCTTGTGCAGTTGGTACTGGATGGTTATACCCCCAGTCAATTGCTTAACCTAGCAAAGGAGTTGAACGATGACTGAAAAATTAAAAATGGATCAGTTGGAAGTGGCATACACCATTGACCTACTGGCTCGTCTCACAGAATCAATCGAGACGTACCTTGACGATGATCGGTGGGACGGCATCAAGGTGATGCACGATGAGATCAAAGAATCAAACAAGCTAATCAAGAAGTACTACAAACGAATTAAGGAGGCAAATTTAAATGAGATTTGATAGATGGGAAGTTAGTGCAATGGATCACTCAGATGAGAAATGGAATCTTTTTCGATCAACAATAAATGCTGACGGAAAGTTTGCGATGATGACTTTGCCACATCCAATTAAAACATATGCAAGCGCAATGAAATTGGCAAAAGAATTAAACGCAGAATTAGATGAGCAAGAAAGGAATAAAAAATGATCAATCCTGATCGGTGGTTACAACGGTGTGCGGAGGATGCAACGGACGATGAAAATTATCCCGAGCGTTTTGATGAAGAGTACTGTGAACTCGAGCGAAGCATTGCTAAGAATGGCATCGACAATTCTGAGCATGACTTTGCCGATACGATGTACGAATACCAATCCCGAATCATGCAAGCGATTGCGCAACGTGATGACGTGATGACCTTGATGCTTGTAAAGGAAGTCTACGAAAGAGAACTCAAGGCAATGGTGGAACGTAACCTAGAACCGTGAAACTAAAGAGGGAAAATCGAACCAGTTCCCTCTCCCCCTACCCCTCCCCCAAGGTCTTCGGACTGAGGGGGATTTTTTTTGCCTAAAATTTTGACGCTGGTTCTGGATAACGTTTAAACATGTCATGCGTTTAAACGCTTTCCTGGTCACAGCAGGAACTTACTGCCGACTTTTTTTAAAACTGATCCTTGGTTTCAAAGTAAGTACCAGTGGTCTTGTTGTACCCGAGGGATGTCTCGCCCTGTGTTCCAACCCAACGGTAACGGCATTTCCACACCGCAATCTCCACGTCATTCGTCTTGGTACGGTGAACCGTGATACCGCAGTCTGCCTTAGCCCACCATGCCATTGATCCCGAGATTGCCATGCCATCAGGACGTGGCAGATCCATGCCTGATCGTGTGATCTTAGAGGGGTGCGCAACGAACCATATATGAACCCCATATGCTTTGGCAAAGGCTTGCATTCTCGTCAGCATGGACGAAATGAATTCGTGTTCTGCCTGACCGCCCTTGTTCTCAATGTAGTTGTAAGGGTCGATTACCAATCCCCTGATCCCTGTTCTCGCTACGGCAACCTTGGCACGTTCCAGTATGGAATCGATGGTCGAGGGTTCTGCTCCCTCTGAATCCATAAACATAAAGTGATTCTCTACCCACTCGAATGCCTCGGTCTTTTCCTCGTCCGTCATGCGGTTAGATCCCTCAAAGAACCGCTTTTCCTTGTAGATTTCCATGAGCCTTGAGATGTGGATCTCGGGCTGATTCTCAAACGAGCACAGAGCAAACTTCCAGTCGTGCGCCTTGGCTAAGTTGACCATCAACTGATCCACGAAATTAGACTTACCGCAAGATGGGTAACCTGTAACGATGCTGAGTTGTCCTTGGGCAATCGTGTAAATCTCGTCCACGTTGGAGTAACCTGTAGATACGCCTTTGCCCGTACCTTTACCCCATAGGTCGTTTAAACGCTCAGAGAACTTATTGGCGGAAGAAAGACCCGCAACTGGGTACGGCTCGGCATCTTCAATAATCCGTTTAACTAAATCTGCACCTTCGGCAAGAAATGCCTCGTTCAAATCCTTGAAACTAAATTTGGCAATTCTGCACTTGTCCTTGCCAATCCTTCTCGCCAACTCTTCTGCCAATGCTTGACCCGCAGTGTCTGTATCTGTCGCAATCGTGACGTACGGTGCTTTCTCCAATACATCGAACGCATTCCATACAAAGCTAAACCGCTTGTCTTCAGAGGCATCTACTTTGCCATCCGAAACTTTAATCGGCGCACCGCTTGGAACTGACAACACATTTTCTATACCGCATTCCATCAGTGTTAACGCATCGATCTCACCCTCTACGATAATGACTGGCTTAGTGGGATCTACGTTATCAATACCAAAGAAGTCCTGTGAACCGCCTGTGTCTTGAGTAAAGTCTTTCGATTCAATGCTCCGATACTTTGCGGAAATAAACTTACCGTTTTTGAAATACGGGAAGCCAATCGCATCGGTCTTCTTGTTTAAACGCTGAAAGTATTTCTCAGCAGGAAAGAGCTTCATGTCGTCAGCGGTCTGCTCGGATATGCCACGAGTCTTCAAAAAATCGTAGTGTTGTGGTTGTAGTTTTATTTCTTCAAATTTTCTGAGCGGGATCACAGTATTCTCCATGCGGGGTATAGGTTTAAAGTTGTTTGATTTGAACGGCACAAAGCCCTTGGTCTGACAATGATGGCAATGGTATAGCCAACCATTCGATGTGGCATCGATGACCAACTCTTTGATGTTTTGTTTTTTGCGCTCGATTGAGCACTCGGGACACACAACCCTGTCATGAACAGGGACGTGCAAAGATAATACGAAATCTGCTACTGCATTCAAGTGAGCCTCCTAGGTTTTACTTCTTCGACTTATTTACTTTAACCGTGTGATCACTGTTGCGTGTGAACGAACGATTATTTTTTGGTGCTTTCAATTTTAAATTACTTGGCTTGTTTGTTCCACCTTTTGATAGTGGAATGACATGATCAATGTCCTTGCCTTTTCTGTCAATGCCTTTTTTATCTAATGCGTAACGTGCTCTTGCTCGAGCATTCCGAGAGGGTTGTTCACTCCGTTCTTGTTGTTGTTCGTATTCTTTTTTGTAAGGTCTTTTCTTTGTTACATAAGGCATAGCAATACCCTTCTTTATATATATCGTAAACACTTGCGTATGTTCTGCCCTTTGGAGAGGGCAGACCTAGCCTTAAACTAGGTTGCCTTCACATACTGCCCAATGGTTTCAGTATGACCCGAAAGACTTTTCGTGCAAGGGATTCTTTCTTCGCCATCCCTGTCTGATGTCTAATGCACTAACCGTAGTATCAGCAATACACGTCTCGCCCCTACCGTTTTTCATCGTCAAGCGAAACAGGATTTCATCTTAATGAAGTTCTCATGTACATAGCAAGTAATTTCGATGCAAGTGCGGGTAATTAGTTAAGAACAATGTTTAAACAACTATCTTAAAAACTTACCTGGTTCCAGGCTGCGGCTGCCAGAAAAAAAAAGAGCGTTGTTTAAACGCTCTAAAGTACCTCACGGAAGGTATAACGTATTTTGCACCACCAAAAAAAATAATCAAGCAGAACGTTTCTGTTGTTGACAAATATTTTTTGTATCTATAAGATGTTACCAATTGTTGCGAATTGAGCCTCCATCAATTAGACCAGTAGGTCGGAAAGCCACCCAAGTCAGGTGGCTTTTTTTAT